TCTTTATTCTCAGACCTACTCAATGACACCCATTTATATTGTTGAACACCAGCAGCCTCATAAACTTCTTTTTGTGCTACTCTAGAGCTGAATGTTACTGCATGACCAACAGTATTTTTTATAGCATTTTTATATTGTCCAAATATTCTTCCGCTTTGTTGTAAGTCATTAAGTAAGAAAGCCCTAATGGCTTCATCTGACATACCACTTGTTCTCATTTGTGTAATTATTCCTTGTAGGTCTAATACAGTTTTTGATGATGCTGTTGCAAGACTAGCACCTAATATGATTGATAAATCTTCTAAATTGTGTTCAGGCACGATTTAACTCTTGTTCTATCCTCATTTCCATTAATTTTATTGAATCTTTTTCAGCTTGTTTACTTACGCCAAACCACTTCCTTTGAGGTAAGCTACCAGCACCAGTTTGATGATAAAAACCTATCTGTTGATTTGTGACTCCATTTCTTGTTGCTTTTTTACCGGGGAATATTTCAACTACTTGATTTTTTTTGTTTGCTTTTTTTATTACCAAGTTTCTCATCTTACCTGTATCCACAAGTATTTTATCTGATCCTTTTCTTTTTACTGTAGCTGGTTTTAACTTTTTAAGTTTATTGCCCTCAACTCCTACTCCCTTTTCCAATCTTGTAACATGATCTTTTCTAATTATTTGCCCAGCAAGGTTTAACTCTTTACTAAAATCAAATCTAATTCTTTTTAGATCAAACTTTTTCTCTATTTTAACCGCCATTTAAAACACTCTCAGCATACTTTTGACCTTCTTTCTTAGCTTGTTCTATTTCATCTAAATGGTCTTTTATGAAGGCATCACCCAATGCAAGTAAATATCCCTCTGGGTCTTTGAGTAAATCATCTATGTTAATAACATTAAGAATGTTGTCAGCATTGTTTTTAATTACAGTTTCTAATTCATCTAGCTTTTTTAGATGATCATCAAGTAATTGTGCCAAGCCTTCTTAATCCTTCAAATGTAGGTTGTTGTGGTTGTGGTTGTTGTGGTTCTGGGGGTGCTTGTTCTTCTTGTATCTCACCAAGTTTTTCTTGTAGCTCTTCTTCTGACATATCTTTATTAAAATATAATAGCACATCTTTTTGAGTCATAACACCATTAGCTAACTTCCATTCTAATAACTTTAATTCTTGATCAACACTCATTGGATACATTGTTTCAGCAAAGTCTACTGTGTATTCTTCTGGCAAGTTTAAGGCGTTATGTACTTCTAAGACTCTTCTATCAATCTCATATCTTTGATGCTCCCACTCCCTAAATAAAGATATATCACTTTCCCTTGCTTCAAGGTTTTCAATTTCAAGTATTTTTAGGGCTTCACCAGAGGGTGCATTGCCTGTGCTATCACCCCATCTGATCCTTAACTGGTTGTTTTCAGCAACTTGATTAGCCATTGATTTTGTTGCCTCAATCATCTCCACTAGGCTGCCACCGGGTGATACATAGCTAAATGATGCTCCTTCTGGAAGCATATAGGCTTTATCTATTCCAGCACTTAACTTGCTTTGCCCATCTTCAATACCTGTGAATACTGCCTGACCTAATCTGAACCTAACTGACAGAGCTATTTCAGTCATAGCAATAGCAATATGCAATGCAGTTCTCGTAACGTCATAGCTATTTTTTGAAAATCCCACCTTGCTTATTGGAATAATACCATAAGGGTTAATCATGTCTTGATTAGAACCAACTGGAAACCTTACGCCTTTTTCATCATATTCAAAGTGCATACCTTGCATCTCATCTCTATCCTCAGACCAAAAAACAAACCTTTTCTTAGATGCATCCATGCTTTCTATTTCATAACTATATCCAAATGGTTCAGTATCACCATAGGCGTAGAACTCTTGCACCTTTGGGATTATTTCATATTCAAGGCGTTGCTTCCTTTCGTTGTATCTTGTTTTCATGTAGCAGCTACCTAGCAGCCATGCTAACTCTGCATACTCCCTTACCTTTGAATTTAATTTATAAGCGATCTTGTTGTAGTCATCATTTTGTTCACCATTGATAAGCCTAAGTGGGGGTGTCTTATATAGCATCATTCTTGCTTTTGCAAATCTAGGAACACATGAACTAATAAATGCTGGTACTTGACTTAATGAATCACTAGCAAACCAAACATCTAAATGACTATCTAAGTTTTGATTATAATAGAAATCTAATGATTCCATCATGTTATAATGCTCTTGCTCTTTATAGTTGTGACCAGCATCCTTGACACTTTTAAGAACAGCCATCTCTGACATTTCCGGGATAACAACTCTATTTACACTCTTACCAAAATTATACATACATACCTACCATTTCATTGATGAACCAACCATACGCCTTATTGGGAATCTGTATTCAATTCCATAGCTGCAAGCATCTAATGCATGAGTTAGTTCCATGTTGTCTTTTGCTAATCCTCCCCTTTTATCCCTTTGACATTGCTCTAAATCTTTTACTAAATAAACACACTTAGGATCAACAGTCATACCTATGTTTCCCTCTGCATCTTTTAATTTTCTGTTTAAGGCATTCAGTCTATCTATATGACTTGGGTGAGCCTTTCTAGCCCTAATTAAAAAAGAGTGTTGCCTCAGTATGTCAAAACTTGTTCTTTGGCTAGTTGTAGACCTTGCTTTACCAGCCGGATCGGGATAACACTCAATATTGGGTGCAATCTTTTTCATAGCTATTGCAAGTTCTTCTGTGTTGCTATTCTTTAACCTTATCTCATCAAAGAAATGTATAGTGCCATCAGTATATTCTGTTGCTAATACTGCTGTATTGTAATCAACATTTAGGTCAATTCCCCACCATAATTTACTAGATAAATCTTTTGCTTTCTTGCAATGGGTTTGTCTATCAAAGTTCCATGCTGCCCTATTACCTGTTGTTTCAAATGACCCCTCAAACTCTTGTTTAAATACAACAGAATCCATTGTCCTCTTTGCTAGGTTTATTTCTTCTTCAGGTACAAAGCCGCCCTCTAATGTTGTGAACTGCCATGACTTCCATTCTGGTTCTGATTGCCCTTTCATATATAGATCATACATAGCATCATAGCCATTAGGCGTACCAATAAACAAGCACTCACCCTGTGTTGTTGCTAACATAGGCATAATAATTTCTTCCCAGACATGAGGCTTGATATATGCCATTTCATCCATTACACATCTTGTAAGTTCTACGCCCCTCAAATTATTTTCATTGTCAGCACCTTTTACAGATAACTCAGCACCATTATCAAACATTACACTCATTTCAGATTCATTTAACTTAGCATTGTCAAACCCACCAAACATTTGCCTTAATATGGGGAACACTATCATCTTACCTTGTCTGTATGTAGGTGTAATAAACCATCTTCTTTCATTAGCTTCAAAAGCATCCTTCATTAAGTACATCAAACTTAAGACAGTCTTTCCCCACCTACGACCACACACAAGAACTTTAAACCTAGAATTGTCTTGTAAGATGTTTCTTCTTGTTTTATCTAGCTGCCAGTTGATCAACCAAATATCCTTTTGAATAATGACTTAGGCACTTTCTTGCCTGACTTGTATAGCCTTTGCATCCTTGCAATATCTTTTGCTCTGCCTCTTCTCTTTGAACCTTTTAAACCAGATACATACTTTTTAGGAACAGTCTTATATCCTTTGGCTTTGGCAACTCTTCTATTCATCTTCTTTTTCTTTCTAGCCACTATACACCAACCTTTTTCATGGCTGCTTTGTGTGATTGAGTAAATGTACTTCCCTTTCTCATAGCTGTTACCATTGCCCTTAGATGCTTTCTGGTATGATGTCTGGCGTGTCTCCTCATTGCAGATACTTGCCTTTTGTTTAACCCAGTAACACTAACACCTTTTACTTTCATTTCTTTCTTCTTCTTTTTCTTTCCATTCTAGCTAATATAGGATCATGCTTAATTCTTTTTCTACCCTTTACTATCTTTATAAATGAATTTACCCTAGCAGATGCCCAACTGCTTGGGGTCATTCCGGGGCGTGTTCCCGAACCAACTGCTGCACCTAAACCTCTCCTGTAAACTTTCATTAAGGATGACTTTTTTATCTTGTTCTTCTTTGCTAACGCCCCTAGTCTCTTTGATACACTTGCTGATATTCTAGCCATCTTCAATCACCATTACCTGTATTGGTTCAGACTTGGTTGTTCTTTCTTGTCTATCAAGTGCCTTACCTTCTAATCTTTCAACAATAAACTGTATTGCCCTTAGATCACCTCTTTCAGCTAATTGAAATAACTTAGATACAACTACTTCTCTTCTTTCTTTCTCACCTGTCTTAGTAAAGCTAAACTCTTTGATTAAATCAGTATAAGCGTTTCTTCTTCCATTGGGGTTACCAGACTCGCCTTTCTTCCACATACTTGCTGGTTTATGACCTTTCTTAAATTGACCATTTGCCCTTCTGTTATCCTTTTG